CCCACGCTTGGCTTTAGCGCTGTCTTGGACGCCATGGCGGCGGGGGAGAGTGTGTTTGTCCCAGTGCCGAGGACCGAGGAGAACGGGCATCGGGCCCGGATCATAAGCGCGGCGCGTCGCAGGCAGGTTTCTGTGCTGACGCGGTTTGGCATTGAGGGCCAGACCTATGGCATGCGGGTCTGGCGCTTATCCTGACCCTTGACACCCTCACTTGTTTATTTTACACAAGTAGCACCTTCAACCTAAACCAAACGGAGAACCAGAATGTCTGACAAGACGATCACTCTTACCATGTCTTTGCGCCATGCGCGCACTGTGCTCGACTGCATCGACGCCGACATGGACCTGAGCACTCACGAACGCCCCGACTATCAGGACATCGACGAGATGGCGCATTATCTGCGCCGCGCCGAGGCTCGGATGATGCTGAAGTTTGCCATTCAGGATGCTGCCGAGGACCAAGAGCCGCGGACCGAGGAGGCTGTGTGATGACCTACTACAAACCCTGCCCAGAGTGCGAGGGCCGAGGAACGGTGCTCTATGAGCGCGTCTTCAGCCACAACTACGGCCGCGACGTGGGCTTCATCGAGGAATACGAGGACACCTGCGAAAACTGCGACGGCTTGGGCCAGATCGAGGACTACGACGACGAGGAGGACGAGTGATGGCCAAGTGGAACGTGCGCGGCACCCCAGAGAACCAAGGTCCGAGGCCCGGTGAAATCCGCATCATCAACTACATGGACGGAAGGGACGATCATGGCAACTGGATCGTCCGGGAGCGCATCGATCAGTTCTGGGACGGGCAGTGGTCACCTGTCAAAATGTATCACATGAACGGGAACGGCTCGATGGTGGAGGTGAAGCAATGACCAAGGTCCGAGAGCCAAGCTCCGTTGTCGAGATGGCGGAGAGGTGTCGACAGGTAAAAGACCACATCAGATACATGCCTGAAGTGGACGCAGAAACGAGGAGGATGTCGGAGGAGATTGCAGGAACCTTTGCTGAGGCAGACTTCTACGAGCTCAACGCAGGCATCACCACTGCGGTGGATCAAATGTATGAGGCTCTCTTCCGGGGTAAAAACACGGAAAGCTTGGTCTTGGATCAAGACTGCCGCCTTCCGTCCAGCATCTGCGTATTTTGGGCCCACTCCACCCGGATCAAGGTTACCGACTTCGAGGAGCCTATTCCTTTTGCATACTATGCTGCGGAATTGGAGGGGATAACCCATGTCTACCTCATCTCCCCGTATTTCACGCCGCTGATTCAGGGCGGATACGAGGTTGGGTCTGAGGGAGGCATTCTGGCCCACCGAATGGGGGAAGAGGATGACATGCATCAACGGGCAGCACATGTACTGACCGTCGCTGCGATGTGCTCGGTGCTGAACCAGCCCTCGTTCACCAAGCGTGATCCCGCAGGATCGCGTCAGGAACGCCGCGCTGCCAACCGCAGCGGGGGCTACGCCACTGACGCATGGCACAAGATCACGTGGAACATTGGCGAAGAGGTCAAGGCCAAGCTCACCCGCGACGAGCCTGTGCGCTGCATGCCACTGCACTACACCCGTGGCCATTGGCGCAGGGCCGAGGAGGGCTGGAAGAACACCACCCAGCGCAAGGACGGCCTCTGGTATCAGTGGATCGAGGGCTTCTGGTCGGGGCACCCGGCCTTTGGCATCAAGAAATCTTATCACGCACCGAAGATGGGAGACGCAGCGTGACCGACCGCACCCTAACCCCGGAGGTCTACGGCGACTTCGGGCTGTTCCTCGAACAGATGGGCCTGCGGCCCAAGCACATCGAAAATACTAAGACAACCCCCCAGTCCAAGGAATATCCCAAGGCGGAGACCAGCGACTGGTACAAGCAAGGCAAGGAGTGCCCATTTTGAGCTACGCAGAACGCATCGAATCGCAGAACCAACAAGTCCTTGCCTACCTTCGCACGGGCAAGGTCATCACGCCCCTTGAAGCCCTCGAGCAGTTCGGCTGCTTCCGGCTGGCCGCGAGGATTTATGATCTCCGCAAGCGGGGCTGGCCTATCCACTGCGACCGCACCGCCATGGAAGGCGGCAAGATCGTCGGACACTACAGCATGGCACAGGACCAAGGTCTCTGGCCCGTCAACCTGAATGGACCCGCAGCATGACCCTATCACCCAACATGACCAAGGAAACCCTCGCTGCCATCATGGACGCGCTGCCGGAGGAGATGACCGCGGCGGAGCTCACAGCCCTGACGCTGCTGGTGCATGAGAGTTTTCTGAGTACGCCTCAGGAGGTCATCGCCAACCTGATCGCCACGATCTACAGCTACGGGCGGGCAAAAGGCATTTCTAACTCAGCCATATCAGCAGGCCTGAAGGTATCAGCCCTAGTCTATATGGAAACCCACGACGATGATCGGAAGCACTGATGGAAACCATCATCGCTGCCATCGCATTGGTCTGCGGGGAGCACGTTTGCTCGAGCATGGTCTATGAACCAAGGTTCAAGGACCAAGTAACGTGCGAAGCGTACCTCTTTACGGAGCGTCACCGTCGCTCCAAACTGAACCAGCAGGTCGTCTTAGACGACTGCATCACCACAACCGAAGAACGACTCAAGGAATTCCTATGACACAGATCACACATACGCAGACGGCCGAGATACAAGCCTTTCGCAAGGTCCATGAGGACCTGAAGAAGTGCTTTATCACGTGGGAGGAGGGCGGCATTGCCCCCAACTTGGCTCTTTGGGCCACAGTCGCGCTGGTTACCGAAACACTGATGAACGCTCTGGGAGACAGAGGGCGGGTGGCCGAGTTTATGCTGGCCGCAATGAACTCCTCGCTGTCGGACAACAAAGAAGGAATGAACTGAAATGGTTATGGGCTTGAATTACTCGCCGGAGGACGTGAAGGCGTCCGAGGTCTTGATCGCATCGGTGGCTGGCTCTGGCGTGGCCTTTGGCCTGCTGCCGCACTATCCCGGCGAGGAGCCGGATGCCGTGGCCATCGCGCCGAAACTGGCGCGGATGAATGACCTGCGGATCGGGGACACCGTCGAGGTGGGCTATGTGCCGAATTTCCCGGAGCATGCCGACCGGGTTAAGTATCGGGCCGTCGCGGTCTACCGCAAGACGGACGGGACCGAGAAGCAAGGACCGGGGACCAAGCCCGGAGAGGCGCGGCGCACCATCGAGCAGCAGGTGCAGGATCGGATCGCGGAGGGCGAGGTCTGGAACCGGGCTGAGATGTACGTCGAGCTCTTCGGGGAGACCTTCACCTCGCTGACGGCCTCCGAGGTCGAGCGGGCGCGCTACGAGGCCATCGGCCACAGCATGGCGCGGCTGCATGAGACGGGCAGCATTGCCTGCGCCAAGGTCTATGGGCCGGGGAAGAAGAACGCCACGGCGCTGTACTACGCCAAGAACACCTACGTCCTCGGACGGGCGCTCATGGGGCTGGAGTCGGTGAACGAGGAGGAGAGCGAATGATGTTCTGGCGCAAGAAAGAAGTGACCATGCCGCACCGTGACATCCACGCAGAGGCTGCAAGGGGGATCAGCAACGCTGCGTCCGTCCTGCCGCCCAAGCGGTTCATGAACTTTGTCTACTATGCCATCCTTGAAAATCGGCAGGTGACTGTCGAGGACATCGACGCGCTGGCCAATCGGCTGTCGCGGGCGGCTTGGGAACGGGGGCGGAGATGACCGGATGCAAGTGGCCAGAAGGGCATTGTGCTTGCTACGCGCAGGAGGCCGTGAAACCTGACTATGCGGGGCGAGTGTGGATGCACTGTGAGGAAGGGTTGTCGATGACAAAGGCAAGCATGTCGCGCTTCGTGATGTTCTGCCTTCGCAACCGCATCGAGATCGGCACGATCCATCCGTTCAACTCAAACTATGAGAGGAGCCAAGTGTCTGCATCGGTGAGACTGAAGCCTGAACAATTCACAGCTTTCGAGGCTGAAACGGGCGGAAAACTAAGAGAGCCACCACGCATCTCTCTGAACTCAAGCAGCCCTAGAGATACACTTGGAGAGTGAAATGACCATCGACATGACCAACAACCGTGTGACGTATGGCCTGCTGAGCGACGAGGAAAAGGCTGCGCTGCATGAGCATGAGAAGGCGGGTGGGGAGTTTTTGTTCACCTGCGGCTGCGACCAAGACTGGGAACCGTTGAGTTCGCCAAACTGGTTATGGTTAGACAACATAATCTACCGCACCGACCCTCTGCCCAAGACCCAAGACCTGATCGCATGGGAGAAGCTGCCTGATTGGGTTGAGTGGGTGGCAAGGGATGGGGACGGCACGGTTTTCGCCTACGACGAAGAACCTGAGTGCCGTGGCGATAAGTGGGTGTTTGGGGGTTCTGAATGCACACGCATCGACTACTGGCCCGGCATCGTGCAGGTCGGGACGTGTGATTGGAAAGACAGCAAGCAGCGGAGGCCGCAGAAATGAGAGACTTTTGGGACAACATCGTGCCGCTGGCGGGCATCGCCTGCCTTGCGTTCTTCATCTACGGGCTGGGTCAGGTGATCTTCGACGACATGGAGAAAGGTCAATTGCGCTACGAGCAGTGCATCGCCGCCGACAAGCAGTGGGTGCAGGGGAGCTGTGTGAAATGATCGGGAACATAAGGATCGCATGGCCCCCGGAGTATGCTTGGCGCTGCCACCTAATCCCCGGCATCGTGTATCAACTTGAGGAGGGCAGACAGCCCAACGCCTTCCACCGCCTCATGCAGCGCCTGTGCTTTGGCGTCAGGTGGGAGCGGATTAAGGGAGAGAAGGGATGAAAGAACTGACAAGAGAAGCCAAGCAGGGCGCGATCCACATGAAGTTTGGCTTCCTGCCTGTGTTTATGGTCCGTGTGGCCGTGCCAGACCGGGGGGTGGGGAATTGGAAGTGGGGTCGCTGGCGCTATGCGCAACTGACTGAAATAATTGACCTGAACTCAAGGCTCATGGGAACATGGAGGTACTGACATGACTGACGATCTGGTGAAGCGGCTGCTGGATTTTGACAAGGTGACAGTTGGGGATGCCCGCGATGCCGCACTCCGCATCGAAGCCCTGACCGCCAAGGTCAAACTTATGGACGACCTCGACGTTATCAACGGGGAGAAGATCGAAGCCCTGACCGAGCAACTTGAAGCCGCCCGTGCTGACGCCAAG